CACGACAGAAGATTACCCTTCCACATGATCTTTCCCCTTTGGTTAAGATTGCCTTTAGTCCTTCGGACGTCGCAATCAAGATTGCTCTAGCATTGCCCATGAAGCTTCCCACATGGGCAAAACTCTGTCAATCCTTAAGCTGTTCTTACTTGATAGGCCAGCACTTCACGCATCGGGCCACGTGGCAAGAAGTCAACGTAGCGTGTGAAGTAGGGTTCCTCATCACATGACAGAACCTCAAAGCGGATATACCCCCGCTTGACTGTCTCATCAAACATAGCGTCAATCTCTGCTACCTCATCATCGGTAAGGCCAGACACATCCCCATTGATGAGAAAGCTTGCCCATTGTGCGGGAAGGGTGAATGTTTCGACTTGCATTTTGTCGTTCCTTTTCAGTTTTTATTTTCCTTTCGCGGTAACTCGCACACTGATCCTTCCCCGTCAACATAAAAAATGCGAGACAACCAAAAAAAATTAAAAGGCTTTCCGCGTATGAACAGGAAAACGCGCACGCACGCATCACGCACGCATCACGCACGCATACGCGCGTAAGGGGCGCAGGCGCAGGCGGCTCTTAGAACGACAGACAGGATATGTTATAGTATAACACTAGGGAAACACTAGGGAAAGCGTAGGGGCAAAGGTGGGAATGATCCGCAAGTAGGAACAAGGGGAAAGGCTAATGATACCAATGCAATACCAAGCTAGGACAGGTGCGTTAGTGCTTTGCCCCTACAAGGTCAGAGGATCACGCAAGTATTACAGATTGTTTCAATGGGTAACATGTGTGTGATCACAAGGAATACATGGGTGGGGGCAAATGTGATCACGTTGGTGGACCCGGAGGCAGGGGGTCGCGGGGGGTGCCTCTGTATGTACATTACCCCTAAAGATTTTCTCATAAAAATTCCTAGACCCACAAGGTCTACCCCTACGTCCTACTAAAGTATGAACGACAGATTACTAGGCATAAGGAAAAACCCCTACGGAGTGAACCATAGGGGGTGCTTTAGATTATGACTTGTTAGGTATCGAACCCTACGTAAGTCCTATTGTGGGTGACTACCCAAGGGGTTCCCCTACGTAGGGTGCTCATGGAATCTGCATCAGTCTACTTAAGTAGTACTTAAGGAAGAACGTAGAGCTAACCTAGAGGAAGGAACCAGATAGAGGAGGAACGTAGAGTTAGTCCTATAGTATATAGTATATACTTAGGGTCCGCCAAAGGACAATTTTATTATACACAGATTTCTTCAAGTTGTCAACCCCCTATTTTGTCGTTTATAGACTATCTATGTGTCGTTTATAGCACAATGAAAAAAGTACTTGACAAACTCAAAAGTAGTGTGTTAATATTACAACAAGTGATTCGTTTCCGCAGGGCGCAGCCCGAGGACTATACGAAGTATCAGAGGAACCATACTCTCAATGATGTTCTCCGAGAAGCAGCTACGTACCTCCCAAGGTAAGTTACGCACAAAGTCCCTCTTCTGGGAACTCTCCTACTTCGAACCTGAGCATGTGATCTTCACCCTGCGTGAGGAAGACCTCGTTAAAGGTGACAAGACTTACGTATCCCTACGTAAACTGTATCTGTCGTACTGCTGCACTGACCCTACGGAGTACACCTTCGCATGGGCCGTCTTTGGTTCGTGGGAAACTTGGCAGCAACTCTGCCGTAGTAACTACATCAAGAAAGACATTGAGACGTGGCGTAGGGAAGTAGAAATCAAGATTAAATCTGAGGCTATCCGTTCCATTGCAGATGAGATGAGGACTGGTGGTCGTTCTTCGTTTGGTGCCGCTAAGCTTCTGTTGGAACGTGGGTGGCTAGACGACAAGAGTGCTTCTAAGGCTAAAGCTCAGCTTAAGGCTAAGGAAGAAGAAGACCTCAATACGGAAGCTCTACGTGTCCTTGAGGATGACGCTGAGCGCCTTGGCCTTAAGAAACTAAACTAAAGGGACTCCCTAGACTATGGCGAAAAAACCCTCTGTCACGACAATTACATCTGGCTACGCCAGCAATACGCAGCTTAACGCCAACTTCACGGCTCTGCGTAATGCCTTTGATAATACCCTGTCGTTGGATGGGTCTACGCCTAACGCTATGGGTGCTGACCTTGACCTTAACAACAACGATCTTCTGAACGTTAACGCTATTGAGGTTGTCTCTATTCGAGCAGGTGGTGAAGACGTAGACCTTAGCGGTATCTCTACCCTTGCCCCTATTTCGGCAGAGATTGTTACCCTTGCCCAGTTGCAGGACGGTACAGTTCTTCTTTATGGTCTGTCGGACCTTCACGCAGTCAAGGATGACATTGTTACTCTTGTACCTCTGTCTGGCTCCATTGCCACGGTAGCAGCTAACGATGCTAACATCACTGACATTGCAAACGATCTTAACGGTTCTAACACCATTGGTACCGTCGCTGGTATTGCTTCCGATGTTACGACTGTAGCAAGTATCTCGTCGGACATTACTACTGTAAGCTCTATTGAAACTGATGTCACGACCGTAGCAGGGATTTCTTCTTCTGTCACAACTGTCGCAGCTAATATTACTGGTGTCACATCTTTCGCAGAGAAATATCGCGTAGGCGCTAATGACCCTAGTACAAGCCTCGACGAAGGTGACCTATTCTATAACACTACGTCAAACCAACTCAAAGTGTACAATGGTGCAGCTTGGGACATTGGGGTTACCCCCGGATCAGGTTTTCTTGTCGTAGCGAACAACCTCTCTGACCTGAACAACACGGCAACGGCCCGTACTAACCTCGGTCTTGGTGCTTCAAATAATGTTACCTTTGCACAGGTTGACATCTCAGCCGCAGGAGACTTGCGTCTACAAGATACGACAGGTGGGCAATATGTCGCCCTACAGGCACCGGGAACAGTACCCTCTAGCTTCACGCTAACCCTTCCTGCCTCAGACGGAACCGTGGGACAATTTTTGTCCACTGACGGCAGTGCTAACCTTGTTTTCGCGGATGCACCTCAAGCTGGCGTAGCATCGTTCACGGCCACTGGAACCATTACAGCTGGTGATCTTGTGTCATTGCTGTCGGATGGCACGGTGATTAAGTCTACGTCACCTGATTTTAGTACCCCCGCTGAAATAGTAGCCACAGATTACACAAATATTTCTGTCTGTCATGTGACAGGTACTCAAAAATATGTTGTGGCATATACTGGCGCTAGTTCCTTTGGTACTGCTGTTGTTGTTGATTATGCAACTGGTTCTGCTGTTGTTGGAACCCCTGTGGTTTTCCATTCTGCTGCAACCACGCTCACAAGCTGTGTTTACCATGCTGGGCAGAATGTTGTCGTTATTGCCTACTATAACACCACCCTAACTAATGTTGAAGCTATAGCAGCATCTATCAGTGGGACAACACTAACCTTTGGCTCTATGGTGACAGCTACTACTGCAGTATCCACCTACCCTGTCCTGACAGTCTATGATAGTGTAAATCAGGCTGTAGTTATCTCTTACGACCGTACAACTCCTTACGCCAATGTAGTAACTGCTTCTGGCACGACACTTACCGTTGGGACAGAGGTTCAAATCTCTACTGAGGCAGCACTTTTTAGTTCTGTTTTTGATGTTGCTTCTGGAAAAGTTTTGTTTTCTGTTGGCAGCGCTTCGGGTTCGATTAACCTTAGGGTTGGGACGGTTTCTGGTACAACTATTTCCTTTGGTACACTTTTCACACCAAGCACTCTTAACTCAAGCGTTGAGCTGAAGTATGTCAGGTTAGGTTATAATTCTGACGAGGGTAAAACCTATGCTTTTGGGCTAATTTCTGACAGCAGTACTGGTTCTCTTCGTCAAGGTTTTGGGGCTGTCGTCAATGTTTCTGGAACTAGTGTATCTCTAGGTAATATTTCAAAACTTGTTGGTGCAAGGCTTTATGAATATCTTGGCTTATACTTTGGTCCCATTTCTGTAGGTTATTCTTCAAAAGAAAAAGCGTTTTATTTGTTGGGCAACTCTGTTGTACTTCAGGATGCTAATAAGACAGCCTCTTTCTTTAAGGTCAAAGTCAGCGGTGAAAACTTTACTACAGAAGAGTCACCATTTTTACCTCAAATTTTCACATCAAGTGCAGGTGCAACATCTGCATTTGACCTTGATGTTGATGGGTCTAATCTAGTGCTTGTTGGTAGGAACTTTTCAAACGGAAGAACCTCAATTACTCGCCGTAGCCTTGCTGAATCCACCTCTCTGAATTGGGTAGGTATTGCCAAGAACTCTGTGACTACGGGGCAAACGGCTACTGTCGTCATGCTTGGTGGCACTGCTACGGGCTTGTCTTCTTTGACCCCCGGCAATAATTACTATGCGGCAGGCGCTTCTTATGCAAGGGCTGGACATAGCAAAATTGGCAAGGCTTTGTCTGCAACCTCTATGCTGATTACGGGATAATGCTATGAAGACCATCGTTGAAAACGCTACTGGCCTGAGCAAGTACATCTTCGAGGACGACGCAAATGTTGTCCTTGAGGAAAACATGATTAAGACGCCAGAGTTCCACATCGCTGACCTGAACAGCAGCAACGCTACGCTGATCGAAGGTGTTACTCCTCCAGAGAATTGGGTGGGTAACAAGTACACCTATGTCGATGGTGTGTGGTCTGTGTCGTCTGTTTGGGTTGAACCCTCTGAAAGCGTCTAAGGCTTCTTATGAAACTAGAAGACATCAGAGCAGCGGCAGAAGCTGACCTTGAGACTTTCATTAGGCTAGTAGCGCCTGAGCAGGTTTTAGGTCAGTGCCATGCTGACATGCTTTACTGGTGGACACGACAGAACAGCAAGACACACCAGCTTGTGTTGTTCCCCCGTGACCACCAGAAGTCCCGTATGGTTGCGTACCGAGTAGTCTGGGAACTTACGAAGAACCCTACCCTTCGTGTCCTCTATATCTCTGCTACAGCTAACCTTGCGGAGAAGCAACTAGGGTTTATGAAGGGTATCTTCACCTCTGAGATTTATCGTCGTTACTGGCCGGATCACGTTAATGCCGAAGAAGGTAAACGCTCACGCTGGACGACAAGTGAAATTGCACTAGACCATCCCCTACGTAAGAAGGAGAACGTCCGTGACCCTAGCATCTTCACTGGTGGCCTCACTACTTCCCTTACTGGTATGCACTGTGACATTGCAGTTCTTGATGACGTGGTTGTCTATGAAAACGCATACAATGTTGAAGGTCGTCAGAAAGTAAAGAGCCAATACTCCCTTCTGTCGTCCATCGAAGGGGCAGAAGCTAAAGAGTGGGTCGTAGGTACCCGTTACCACCCTGCTGATCTGTACAATGACCTTATGCAGATGGCAGAGGATATCTACGACGAAGACTTTAACAAGGTTGCAGAAGAGCCAATCTACGAAGTCTTTGAGAAAGCTGTAGAGTCTAACGGTGACGGCACAGGTGAATTCTTGTGGCCCCGTCAGCAGCGCAAAGATGGTAAGTGGTTTGGTTTCGACGCAAAGATTCTAGCTAAGAAACGTGGTCAGTATCTCGACAAAGGTCAATTCAGGGCACAGTACTACAACGATCCCTCTGACCCAGATAACGTCCCTGTCGGCTCTGACAAGTTCCAGTACTTTGACCGTAAGTTCCTCAAGCTTGAGAATGGCTATTGGTTCTACAAAGAGAGTAGGCTTAACGTATTTGCCGCAGTAGACTTTGCTTTTAGTCTATCCAAAAAGGCAGACAGCACGGCTATTGTCGTTGTCGGTGTCGATGCTGAGAACAATATCTACGTTCTGGAAATCGAACGGTTCAAGACAGACCGAATCAGTGACTACTTCGAACGCATTTTGCACTTGACAAACCGTTGGCAATTTCGTAAAATACGTGCAGAAGTAACTGTAGCCCAAATTGCTATCGTTAAGCAACTCAAAGAACTCATTAAGGAACACGGTCTATCCCTAAGTATTGAAGAATTTAGACCTACGGGTAATAAACAAGAACGTATCTCCGCAGTGCTTGAACCCCGTTACGACAACATGCAGATTTGGCATTATCGTGGTGGCAACATTCAGTATCTTGAAGAAGAACTTTCTACTCGTAACCCACCCCACGATGACGTAATTGACGCTCTTGCCTCGGCTATTGATATGGCAGTCAAACCTTCAAGGCAAATGAACCGCCAGAAGAAAAGCAATATCATCTGGTCAGCAAGTAAGTTTAGAGGAAGGGCCGCTTGATGGCTGGACAGACGCTTGATCTTGAGAACATTGTTGGCCCTGACCGTCTTGCGTCAGAGATTGGCAATAAGTGGCGTGAGTGGGATACCCTCCGTAATAAGTGGATCGAAGAGAAAAAGGAACTTCGTAACTACCTTTACGCTACGTCTACTCAAACGACCTCTAACGCTATTCTTCCTTGGTCGAATACTACGACGACTCCTAAGCTGACTCAAATCCGTGATAACCTTCACGCTAACTATTTCGCTACTCTGTTCCCTCAGACTAAGTGGATGCGTTGGGAGTCTGATACTCAGGCGGATAACACCCGTAGTAAGCGGACGGTTATTCAGTCGTACATGGAAAACAAGATTCGTCAGTCAGACTTTGTGAACACTGCTTCTACTCTGCTTGACGACTGGATTCAATACGGGAATTGCTTCGCTACTGTCGTTTGGGAAAATAACTACGCCACCAAAGAGAACGGTGAAGTTATCCCTCAGTACATTGGTCCTCGTTTGGTTCGGATCAGCCCCTACGACATCGTATTCAATCCTACTGCCTCGTCGTTTATGAAGACCCCGAAGATCGTTAAGAGCCTTCTTACGCTTGGTGAAGTGAAGCGTATGGTAGACGACGATCCTCGTAATGAACACTTTGCTCAAGTCTTTGACAAGATGCTCTACTCCCGTGCTAACGTCATGGGTAACGACGCGACATTCACTAAAGCAGAGTCTTACATTGCGGATGGCTTCTCGTCGATCCAACACTACTACGGCAGTAACTACGTTGAAGTCCTGACCTTCTACGGTGATATTTACGACACGGAAACCCAAGAGCTTATGGTTGACCGTATCATCACTATTGTCGATAGGGCCTACGTTATCTCCAATGAAGAGAATCCGTCGTGGCTTGGTCACGCTCCTGTCTACCATGCGGGCTGGCGTGATCGTCCTGATAACCTCTACTCCATGGGGCCGTTGGACAACCTCGTCGGTATGCAGTATCGTATCGACCACCTTGAGAACCTTAAGGCTGACGTTTTCGACCAGATCGCATACCCCATGCTTAAGATTCGTGGGGACGTAGAGGACTTTGAGTTTGAACCCGGTGGTCGTATCTATGTCGGTGAAGAAGGTGACGTAGGGTATCTGGCCCCTGACGCTACGGCTCTGCAAGCTGACCTCCAAATCCAAATCCTTGAGAATAAGATGGAGGAAATGGCTGGTGCGCCTAAGCAGGCTATGGGTATCCGTACCCCCGGTGAAAAGACTGCTTTCGAAGTCCAAAGCCTACAGAACTCTGCATCGCGTATCTTCGAGCACAAGACTGCCCACTTCGAGCGTGTGTTCCTTGAGCCTATTCTGAACGCTATGCTGGAAGTTTCTCGTCGTAACATGAACGTTTCTGACACTATCCGTGTTCTTGACGACGCCTCTGGTGTGCTCCTCTTCAAGAATATCACCAAAGACGATATTACGGCTAAGGGTAAGATTGTTCCTGTCGGTGCTCGTCACTTTGCTGAACGTGCTCGTCGTATCCAGAACCTTACCCAGCTTTACCAGATTAAACTTGCTGATCCTACGGTAGCTCCTCACCTCTCAGGCAAAGCCCTTGCTCGTATCCTTTCGGAAGAGCTTGGTGAACCTGAACTGTTTGGTGATAACATTGCTATTACGGAACAGCTTGAAACCCAACAGGCCATGCAAGAAGCCGAAGTTCTTAACGAAGAACAACTTATGATTGCTCAGCAACAAGGTATCTAATGCACAGCCTATGGGTTAAGGGTCTTCGTGGCCCAGCTAAAGATAAACGAGTTTCAGAAGTTTTGTCGTACCGAAATGCTTTTGAAGAACTCCGAGAAATTCTGGAGCAGCACTATTCCCGCAAGGAAGCTGTTCGAGATTACTCCCCCGGTTGGGAGTACAAACAGATCGCTCATAACGAATACAACGCAGCGTTAGACGATCTCCTTAACTTAATCAACATCTCTTCTAACCAGAAGGACTAACAATTTGACAAACGTGTTCGACCAAGCTCAACAACCAACTGGGCTGAGTCAAGAGGGCCAAGCACCACAGATGACTGCTGAACAACAGGAGTCTTATCTAGCAAAGCTCGTTGCCACTAAGGGGGAGAATTGGAAAGACCCTGAGGTTCTAGCTAAAGGCAAACTCGAAGCCGATGGCTACATTAAGAACCTAGAGGATCAACTCAAGCAGATGCGTGAGGATATCCAGAAACAGGACTATGCCAAGAGTCTACTCGAAGAACTACAGAACAAGGCTACGTCACCCACCAACGTGAAATCTGTAGTGGCCAACAACGACAATAAAGGTGGCACTAATACTGATGGCAATACCCAGCCGCAAGTGAGTGAGGATACCCTAAAGAGCCTTGTTGAACGAACCCTGACTGAACGTGACCGAGACAACACTGTTAAACAGAATCTCGCTTTTGTCGATCAGGAACTAGAGAAGACCTACGGTACTGAGGCTCCTGCCGTTGTACAGAAGAAAGCTCAAGAACTTGGCTTGACTGTGCAGCGTCTACAGGAACTAGCGTCTGAGTCCCCTAACGCCTTCTTTAACCTTATTGGTGAACCTAAGAAATCCTTCCAGCCTATCGTGCAAGGTTCGGTTCGCACAGAAGGTGTCAACATGCAATCCTCGTCGGAGCGTAATTTCGATTACTACCAAAAGCTTCGTCGTGAAAACAAATCCCTCTACTACACCCCCAAGGTTCAACGAGAAATGATGGCTGATGCCACTCGTCTTGGGGCTAAGTGGAAACCCTAATAGGAGAAGACTAAAATGGCTATGACTACTGCCAATATGAGTCTCCTTACTCGCTCGGAAGTTTGGTCGGCTGAGCTTAAGGAGATTCTGCGTGACGAAATG